CTTTGGCTTGGGCCCGGGAGCGGGATATCCCTGATCAGGTTATCCTTCCCGCTTTGCCGGTCTGTGTTGCTTTAGCAATGGACCTTTCAGAAGTTGAGGGTGCTGCAGTCCAACATCTCCGTGGGGAGCTCTGTGGTGTTGCGGTCTCGACAACTGGCAGACTGGCAAGCGGAAACTTGCACGTCAAGAAGCCCAAGGTGGGACTTGACCAGTGGAAGCGCAGTGAGGCCAGCCTCTTAGAGGTTGTCCGATCACACCTACCTGTCTGGATTGGGCCCCGGACAGTGTTGCCATCAGCTTGAGGATGCCCAGTGTTTGAGGAGTCCAAGTGCCTAAAGTACCCGACTAAGATAGCCGAGTTGCGGGAAAAGGCGTTCATCAGGGTTCCGAATCACTGGGAGTGTAGGCTGAATAAGCGGTTGGTTTACCGCGTCTACGTGCCGCCAATTCCTAGCATGTGGACTACAACAACGCACAGGCCTTGTGCACACAATGAGTGGCACGGATTGACAACCCGTGTGCTGAATCCCACTCCAGCACCATCAAAGCGCGGCGTGCAGATCTTGAAGAGAGAGGCACGTGGGTTGGCTGCGCAGCTGAGGGGGTACGGAGGTCCATTCGTACCTTGGGATTTGCGGAGAGTTTGCATGCTTTATGATGGAGCTAAGCGAACTCGTTACCTGAACGCTGAGAAGTCTTTGATAAATGACGGACCTGCCACCAAACTCGATGCACGACTGTCAACCTTTGTTAAGGGGGACAAGCTCCGATTTGAATCTGGGAGGAAGGATCCGAGGATTATTCAAGCAAGATCAGCTCGATACAACTTAGAAATGGCCTCATTTCTCAAACCTATTGAGCATGCTTTATATAATCTCAAAGGCGACTATCGTGAGGGCGGAAATCGCACTCGCCTCATTGTTAAAGGCCTGAATCAGAAGGAGAGGGCGCAACTTATCGACCGAAAGATGGCTGAGGTCCCCGACTGTGCGGTGGTTGGGATTGATATGAAGCGCTTCGATAGTCACGTCTCAGTTGAGCAGTTAAGGGTGGAGCACTCTGTCTACCTAAAATGCTTAGCAGACTCAAGATTCCAACAGTTGCTTTCTTGGCAAGTTCGCAACCGTGGGACTACGATGAATGGCATCAAGTATGGACTCACTGGGGGCCGTATGTCCGGGGACATGAACACAGCTTTGGGGAATTGTGTGCTCATGATCCTGATGTGCAAGGCTTTGATGAGGAAGCTGCGCATCCCCAAGTGGGACCTGGCTTGCGATGGAGATGACACTTTGCTTTTTGTTCCTAAGGCATTTGTGGAAACTCTCGCAAGGGATGGACCAGGAGTATTCCTTGAATTTGGTCATGAGGTCGTCTTCGAATCTCTGGCATACACGATGGAGGAGGTCCTTCATTGCCAGGCCCGACCTGTGTGGACAGGCGGAGGTTACTACACGATGGTGAGGAATCCAGCAAAATCATTGTCCAATGCGCTTACTGCCTTCAGGCACTTCCATGAACCCAAAGGGGGGATGAAGGTGATGAAGAGTATAGCGCAATGTGAGCTGGTCCTGAACCGTGGTGTTCCTGTGCTGCAGTGTTATGCAGAGAACCTGTTGAGAGTTCTTAGGGAGGTGGCCTTCGCCAAGCTGCCCCCCGACTCAACATTGCTTCGCCGTGCCACCCTGGAAGCAGGGAGCCGGTGGCAAGACGTGGTTGGATGCCCCATCACCACGGCTTCTCGAATCTCCTTCGAACAGGCATGGGGCTGGCCAATTGAAGCGCAGTTGGCGGCTGAGGAGACCTTCTCCAGACTCAGATTTGAAGATCTTGACCTTCGTAGGATGTGCAAGAACGACATTGATGATGATTGGAGTGACACCAGGGTGGAGACTGGTAGGTCTTGGGACGATCAAGTCCCGTGGGGATGCTAACCCGCATTAGCTGCTGATGTTCTTTCACTCTGGTGGGGCGCCCGCCATTGATAGTGGAAGCATTGAGGAGTCTAGTCGCCTAAGTTGTTCGAATCCTGCTGAGGTGCTGGTTCGGCCATAGAGTCGTGGAACCCTGCT